CTGGTCCGCTATCCACCCCGAGGTTAGCTACGACCTACGCTCCGAGTCCGGATCCATCGCGGGTTGGCGTGCACCGCACGTTTACTCTGCGCCTGGTTCTATCTGGGCCGGTGAGATCGGTGAGTACGAGGGCGCCTTCTTCGTGGAGACCCCGCGTGCCTTCAACGACCTGACTGGTTCTGGTGGTACTACTCGTGTGTTCTACACCCTATTCGCTGGTCAGCAGGCTCTTGCCGAGGCCGTGAGCGAGGAGTTCCACGTTGTAGTCGGACCGGTTGTTGACAAGCTGATGCGTGCTCGCCCTATCGGGTGGTACGGTGTCGCTGGTTGGTCCCGTTACCGTGAGGCAGCGCTTTACCGCGTCTGCACTACTTCGAGCATCCACAACACGTAAGAGGTCTTATGTCCACCATCAAGTTTTCTGCCGGAAGTATCGCTTCTACTGCTACGTCTATTACCGTTGCACTTGGCGGTATTCCTGCTGTGGGAGACTTGGTGGTGGTCTTCCTCGGTACCAACAATGAAATCATCACCCATCAGCCCGGATGGGCTTCTGAGTTCACCGCTGTCCCGAACCCTTGGTTCGAGGGCAACATCCTGCGCAACCAGAATACAGCCACCCTGAGCACCTGGTATCATACCTGGAATGCTTCGGACAGTGGCAGTTCTGTAGTCTTCAACTTCATCCCAGCGCCAACGCTGGGCATCGGAGACAAGGATCTGAGTCTGGCAAATGCAACGGCTGTTGCTGTGGTGTTCGATGGCTCTCTCAGCACTGCGGTGCTGGAGAACAACATTGCTGGTGTGGATGGCGTCCCAGTAAACACGATTAACTCGGCAGTCCTAAAGCTGCCTGCGAGTCTGGCATTGAATGCCGGTTTCTGTGACGGTTCTACCGTCACGCTGTCTGATAGCGACGCTACGGCGTCGCTTGTTCAGCAGTCCTCCAATCCCAATGGGCCTACGGCCCTGACGCTCTCTGTGTACCAGAGAGCCAACTCCCCAGCGGGCTATGCACCTACGTTTACTAAGCCCCTGAGCGCACAACTACTGATGACTGCGGCCATCACTGTGTCCGACGTTCTGCCCCAGATTTACAACCCCCCGTATATCGAGGAGGGTCCTATGGCGGACAACCGCCTGATGTTCCGCTATCGTGTGAACAGGTTCTTCACGGTGTTGAACAACACTGGAACCTTCAGTGCACAGCGCTATCAGTCTACGGATCAGATTGCTGCGGCCACACAGGTGTTCACAAACAACCAGCCGATCAGTTCCACTGATCGCACCAATCTCCTAGCCTCCGGTGTCGGAGGAGATTTCAGAGCTCTTTCATAATGCCACCGAAGCCAAAGAAGCCGGTCCAGTCGGCTAAGAAGATCACTGCCGCTAAGAAGGCAGTACCAGCCTTGAAGAAGGCTGCTGCCAAGAGAACTGTGAGCCCGCCAACTAAGGGCGGAAAGCCTCATGCTGTGGCAGACAAGACGCGTCCTGGTCCAATGGGCGCACGTAACGGAAGCGGCTCCATTCCTTTCGCAGGTCCGGCGCCAATGGGACAGGGAGTATATAGCTAATGTCTGGTACGCCAGGAACCGCACGCTTCGGCGTGAACCCGGATGCAACTCCGGACCACACCAACTCTCAGGGCATCTCGCACATGAACCTGCCTAAGAGTGGTGGAACCTTCACTGAGACGCACTTCCTGTACAACCCCGTACAGCGCTCTCGTGAGATGGGCAGCACTGAAGGTGCAGCCCCAGGCCAGATGTGGATGCCTATCGAGCATCAGGCCAACTACATGTGCAATCACGATGGGTACATGGCGGGTAGCAACATTGTCGCGAATCTAGATGAGCGCAAGGTGCTGACCAACACTATTTACTCTATTGGGTGTGAGTACACCGATGAGTCCCCGAACGGACGAGCTCCGTCCGGCACCAAGGGTAAGTTTGACTAATGGCCTGTTCTTCTGGTTGCCCTACTCAGGACCACCGTACCTACGGTGAATGTATGCGCAGTAAGCGTCAAATGGTTGGCTTCGCAGCTTCGGCTCGCGGTGCCGATAAGACCCGTGATAAGCGCTGGAACGCCGAGCTTGATGCCTATGCAGACGCACGTCGAAATGGCATTCAGCCTGACGGTACCGGAATGGCTAAGATTGAGTTCGCCAATCGAATGAGCGAACAGTTTGGAATGGCCTATGGCCGCGACTTCCAGGTTGCGCCAGACGGCAAGGGTGGCTTTGATGCCGTGTCCCATGAGATGGTCCAGAAGGTAACTGCTGAGATCGACAAGGGCAGTGACATGCAGGCCATTAGGGATACTGCAAAGGGGATTCTGTAATGCCTACTTCTAATGTCTATACCAACGTATCTGCTGGAAACCCAGCGGTTCCTCTCACCTCTGGTGTAATCCAGAGGGGTGATGGAATCAGTGGTCCGTTCGTGTTCGACCTAGGGCCGGGAACGGCCTTCTCTGCGGCTGCTATGACTACTGTGGTCACCGGATCTCCGGTGTCCTGTGTGGTGCAGCTACAGGGCTCTATGGACGGTACCAACTGGACTGTTCTGGCTACGTCTACTAGCACCACTGGTGACACTCAGTTCAACAACTTGACTGCACAGTTCAATGTGCTCCGCGCCAATGTTAGCACTACAAGTGGTGGAACTAACCCAACGATTGCCGTGTCCCTTACGGGATTCGCCAACTCCAACTCCGGGTTCGGAACTTCTTCCAACCCAATTCGCACCACTGACACTGTGCTTGCGCAGTCTGTGGCCGGTGCTGGAAGCACCGCAGCAGCACCTACCGCCGGTACCTCGATTACCACGGCTACTGCTGTCAACACGGGTATGTACAAGATTCAGTTCGCCGGTGGCTTTGGAGCCACTGCGGAAAGTACTCAGCTTGACAACATCGGTGTAAAGATCAACGCCACCTTCAAGACTGCCATCCCTCTCGCCAACGTGGCGAACACGATGAGCCAGCCCTACACCGTGTACTACAGCCTGTCGGCTTCCGATCAGGTGAGTGTATACGTCATTAACAACGGCTCTGCTGGTAGCATCTACAAGGGATTCATCTCTATCACTCAGGTGGGCTAATGCCAACACTACAGAACCTAGTCGATCGAGTTCGACAGGAAGTAGCTGGATTCTCTCAGAACCAGCAGCAGCTTACCTATCTCTCGCAGAACATTACTAACGCTGACTTGACCTTCACTGTTAATGATGTTAACCAGATCTCCCGAGGGGAGATCGAGGTTGATGGTAACGAGCTTATGTACGTGGACAGCAAGTCCCCAAACAACGGAACTGTCACGATCTCACCATTCGGCAGGGGCTTCAATGGAAGCCCCGCTGGGGCACATAACAGCGGTGCTAAGATTGAGAACAACCCAATCTGGCCCTATGTTCGCATCGTGGAAGCGATCAACGACACCATTCGTGGTGTGTATCCTGGCCTCTTCGGAGTTGCCCAGGTGAGCATCCCCAAGAACAGTGTAGTCTACGAGTATTCTCTTCCGGCAGAAGCCGAAGAGGTTATCAGTGTACAGCATCAGTTGATTGGACCGAGCCATGTATGGCCATTCGCCCGTAGCTGGAGATTCGTTGGCCAGGCCAACATTGCCACCGGAGAGCTTAGCAATACTGGCAAGGCACTCTATTTGGGTGATGATGTGGTTCCCGGGAGACAGATCTTTGTAACCTATCGCAAGGAGCCCACTACGCTAGCCAATCCTACGGATGACTTCGCGACTGTCACGGGGCTGCCTGACACTTGCCAGGATGTCATCGTATGGGGCGCCTGTAGCAAGCTGTCTGTACAGCTTGAGGGACCTCGTCTGACCATCTCTGCTATCGAAGCTTCCGAGCGTGCGCAGTACGTACAGCCTGGCTCTGCCAGCCGCGTATCGCAGTACTTCGGACAGCTATACTTGCAGCGCTATGAGCAGGAAGCTGCCAAGCTTCGTGACCGTTACCCGCTTGTATCACACTACGACTTCTAAGGACACACATGCCTACTGGCGAGCAGTTTGCAACTAACGTACCGCAGACTTTCCTAGCTTCACCAGTTGCAGCAGCAGCAACCAGTATTCCGGTGCTGTCTTCTAGTAGCTGGCCAGCAACCCCCTTCACTGCGATTTTCGGAATTGGTACCTCCCTACAGGAGGCCATTCACGTCACGAACGTATCGGGAACTACTTGGACCGCAACTCGTGGTTACGACGGCACTGTGGCGCAGAACCAGCCACTCAACCAGACTATCACCCACGGCACTATCGGTTTGCACTTCAGAGAGCTCCGCTCTCACATTGACGCTTCTGGCCCTACGGACGCTTCTAGCGAGAGTGTTCATGGATTGCTAACAGGTCAGGTGGTTGGAACCTCGGAATCTCAGACCCTTACCAACAAGGCGCTAACTGCGCCTACCATCTCTGGTACTGTTGGTGGTGGCGCTACATACTCTAGCCCAACGATCACCACTGCCACGTTTAGTGGTAACCAGGCCATGGGCTCTGGGGCATGGAGCGGCACTGGTAACATCACCATGAACTGGCACAATGCCAGCGGCAAGACTGGTGCAACCAACAACCCGCTGACCATCTCTGGTGGAACCAATGGTGGTCCTCCGACCACCGGAACGTTCGCTGTCGGTGACATCGTATTCGACGTCCTGTATGGCATCATCTGGGGATGCACGGGTGCCGGAACTCCGGGCACGTGGAAGCCGTTGAACGGCACTGTTCTAGCGAACACGCTGTCCCTGTCTGGTGTGAACACTGTAACCGCTACGCTTCCGACTGTACTGACTCCATACTTCAACAACATGCGCATCGTGTTCGGTGGAAGCACCAGCTCCGCTGGTGTTGACTTTGAGAACCTTCGCTTGAGATTCAACGGAGACACTGCGGCCAACTACTGTAGCGAGTACACTGGTCTGCTCTCCACTGGTGTGCAGAGCAACCTTGCTTCTGCTGCTGACACCTCTATGATTGTCGGCCTATCTGGTGGATCTTTGACTGCGGGTGCACGAGGTAACTTCGTTATCGATGTACCGTTCTACAAGACTGCGGTAACGCTTCGTGGAGCCATTTACAATGGCGAGGTTCACAAGAGCGTTGCAGCGACTACTTCAAGCTTCAGTGTTACTGGGGCTGGGGCATGGTCTGGTGCGGCAGCCATCACTTCTGTAACACTATTGAACCAGACCTCGGGAACTTGGAGTGCAAACTCCTCTGCCGAGATTTGGCTGACTGTCTAGGAGTACCATGACCCTAACCGCTTTCCTCGACAATACCAACGGTATTGCTCAGGGATTGCCATCTGGAATTGCTCCCCTTCCGGGGCCGTTCTCCAATCCGTATATCAAGACGGATATCGCGTTCGACTACGCGATCGGTGGAATCCCGTTCATTGCCGGTGAGAGTGGTCGTGGTACTTACTTCCGTCGTATCTATACTCGCTCGTTCTCTCCGATCCGTAAGGATCAGTTTGACAACCAGCAGACTCCTGGTGAGCAGTCTATTTGGGGCTGGTGGTTGAGATCACAGAGCACCTTCTCGCAGGGTGCTGGAGTTCAGTTCCTAGACACGACTCAGGATCCCACTCTGGGATACCGCTACTCGTACAGTGAGGGCCTTGACACCCTGGGAACCCCAGGACAGGTCACCCTTCTACCACAGACACAGGGACTCCTCAGCGGCACTGGGCCGATGCAGCTACGCAGCATCTACGCTAGCCAGAACCCTACCGCTGCTGATGGTGTCCTTGTGCTCGATGTGGGAGCAAGGACTATTACGTCTACCAGCTATGGTAGCCTTAACAGCACCTACACTATGCCGGGTGGTTTGACCGGCATGGCCAACACGTTCACTGACGACGGTACGAACTACTACTTCGCCGACCAGACTGGTATTTACAAGGGAGTCATTAAGACTCCTGGTGTGGCAGCCGTTAAGATCTGGAACGTGCCCAGCACGTCTGGCAACTATGTCCTTGGCTTCATTAAGGGCCGCCTAGTTGCGGGCCTTGACAACAACGTATATGAGTTGGTCGGTGCTGGTCCAGCACTTCCGACTCCGAAGTTCACGCACCAAAATGCGTCCTATGTTTACACCGCGATTTCCGAGATCGAAACTGCGATCATTATTTCGGGACAGGCTGGTAACGCACTCTCTCAGATCCACCGTTTCACGCTGGACGGACAGGGTGTAATGCCCACCCTTACTTCGGGTATCGTCTCTGCAACGATGCCGTACGGTGAGACTATCCAGTCGATGTACGCGTACATCGGCACGTTCATTGGTATCGGAACTAACCGAGGTTTTAGAGTCGCTATTACGGACGTGAGTGGTAACATGACTTACGGACCTCTAATTGTGCAGGATCCTCTGGGCGTGGGAGTCCATGCTATCGGCGGCTACGATCGCTTCCTGTTCATCGGGAACCAGG